TTCTTCTCACCCATTGCCTCACCCTCAACCTCTTGCATGATGTCATCAATCTCAGAATCAAATCCCTCATCTTCACCACTATGCAAAGCTTCTGGATTTTCTACTTCTTCTGCATTACCCATCTGACCAATCTCATTCATACGAGCAAGACCTGCCTTAGCCTCATCACGAAGCTTCATCAATCTCTCAAGACCAATGTACCTAACAACATCAGCAGGGACAACAAACTCACCCTCGCTTAGCTTTGCATCAATGTCATCTCTCACTTCGTTCTTCAAAGAACCCGCAGGTACATCATTGCCTGACACAGGATCTACTGTGCCACCTTCATCATTCATGCCGCCTTCAGCAAACAATCTCTCTGTATCATTAGTGTACATTTACTTCATCCTTTAGATGTTTTAGTCTGCGTAAAGCAGCAACGGCTCCTTGAGCCTTTCCAATCTCACGAACATCAGTAGCTTGTTCTAAGTTTTTATGTTGCTGAGAAATTTCAGCATCAAGTAGTTCTAAGAACGCTTCCCATGTAGCGTTAGTGTTTACAAAGCCTTTAAGCTTGGGGAGGTACGGCTTGGACATTACCAGCAAATCCTTGTTCACCCGGCACTGGTGCAGCACCAATACCAATATTTCCACCACCACCACCAGTCATATCAGCCACTGGAGGAGGGCCACCTTCTGGACCACCAACAGGAGGAGCACCCTCTGCAGGAGCAGGAGCTGTAGCTTGTTGCATCAGCAAAGCTTGACGCATAGCTTCTTCCATGTTGTTAGTCACTTTGTCTGGATCAAGATCCATACTCTTAGCTATCTCACGAATGATGTAAGGAAACTTAGCAAACGGCATCAATGCAGGAGAGCTTGCAATCTGCAAGAACTGCATCAAGCGTTGACTCCTCACCTCATTAGCCATCAAGCTCTCTGTACCCCTAGCTGTAACTTCCAAGTCGCCCTTGATGCTTTGATCAAAATCAAACTGCATGTTGAAGCTGAAGAAAGCCTTACCCAAAGGAGCTAACAAATAATCATCCACATTCTTGATGATGGTTTTAACACTGCCAGATGCAGCATTCATCAACATAGAAATGCCAGAGGCTGTTCTACCTACGCCACTCACACCTGTCTGTCCGTGTGCAAAGGAAGGCATACCTGTTGATTCATCAGCAAGCTGTCGTGCTTTGTCAAACAGTTGTAAGTTCTCAGCAGCTACGTTAGGAAACTTAGTTCCAAACAAGCTTTGACCGGGAGCACCACCCTGTCTCCTAAACACTTTACCGGGATAGACAGTCATGTCCTGTCCGGGAACAAGGTTGGTTTCATCAACCTCAAACACAAGGTTGCCAGACAACACTGCATTGTCCACTGCCATACGCATAAAACCATTCATGAGGGTCTGGGTGTCGTCCATGTTTTCGGCAACACCAATGCCAAATAGAGAGTAGGGGTTTAGTTCGCAAGGAGCAGCGTAGTACGGAATGTTGGCGGGCTTAAACGGATTCAACACTAGCCGAATAATTTTATTGTTACAGAACCACACATTAGCTTGTAGCTCTTTATAGTTTTCAAGTTCTTTTGGAATGTCAATATCATTGTCAGATAGTGTTTCAATATCTAAATTGCCCCAATACTCCAACACTTCAAATCTATCTGTTCCTAAATTAGGAGCATAGTCTCTTAAGTCATCTTCCCAATACTTCTTAGTATAGGAAGCTCCCATGTCAATAACATCTTCAATGACAGTGGATCTAAAGAAAGGACGATTCTTCAAAGCCCTTAGTTGTGTAGCACTAAGCTTGTGACGCTCAATAATGTATTGAGCTTCTTCCATGTTAGTGCTATCAGGATCAGGATAGAAGTTCCAGATGGACACATGTGATGTCTCTGGTACTGTCTTCATCTCTGGTTTGTAAGTACCCTCTTCATCCCAGCTTGGATATTCTTTGGTCTTAGCAAATGGACCCTTCATAATGCCTGTACCAAACAGGGCCATCTCAAAGGCAGTGGAACGCAGGTGCTTATTAGCACCACTCTCATCCAACTGGTCATGTATCTTCTTTTCCATCTTCTTAGCTGCAACCATTGCAGGATGGAAGGTGATAGATGTAGGCGTGACCCCCGGACCTTCTTTCAATCCTTCAGTGTCTTTAAGTTGATCTGTTAAAGGACCAAGCTTCTCCATTAAAGAAGAAAGTGTAGCACCCGGTGCTAGAGGTTTACCATCACCTTTATACCCAAATGGTGAAGCAATCTCTGCTTCTGCACCTTCTGGTGCTTTAGGATCTATATGTACTGAATCAACTACACCATCTGGTAGTACAGTGGGATCAACACTCAGAGGAAACTTGTTATTAGCAAATAACACATCAGTGATTTGACCATATGCTGCAAGCACCTTGGTCTTTGTCACCTTAATGAATACACGGCTCTTCTCTGTCTCTGTAAATTTAACATCAGGCCCATAGATACCACGATAGTTTCTATAAGCCTTGAGCCAACGCTGTTCGTCCTGTCTACGGCTCTCTTCAGCCTTTGTATATCTGTCGTTTAGAAAAACTAAAAGACTATCACCAGTGAACGGTGTAGTTTCTCCTTGCTTTTTATCTTCTAAACCTATGGACTTGTCATCCATGAAATTGTTTGTCGCCATAAATACCCTTTAATACCCAAATATGGGGTCTGCCATCTTCATCCCAGCACCAGCAGAAGTTAATGGATTGTAATCGAACAAACTACTTCTAGGTCTGCTCATCACACCATAACGAATAGCATCATATAAGTGATCTTCAGCCTTAGTATCAATGTCCTCTGGGTTTCTTTTGTCCAAAGGCAGTACAGGTAGCTGAGCAATCGTGTTCACACAGTTGCTTGTTATAACCAGTCTTGGCTTTTCTGTAAAGGGGTCAAGTTGTAGCCTTCGATGCAGCTCATTCTTACCTGCCACCCTACTTCCAGCACTTCTATCAGATGGCCTCCACCTACAACCCTCTGCAATCATCTGTTCTGCCAGTGATGGACCTGTATCACCACGCTTATGCCAGCAACTACTGTCCAACACCCCATATCTCATGGGTCCATCGTTCTCTTCAGCCCTCATCACCATGTGGGCGAGGTCTTTGGCAAGTACCTTGCTAACATATAGCTCACGATAGACCACCAATTGCTCACTTGGAGACACAGCAAACCACACCACAGCACTAAAGCTTCCGTATCCATAGTCACAAGCCCTAAATTTAGTCCAATTACTTGGTATGTGGAATGGTTCCACTACATGAATCTGCCTATTAAACTCAGTGAAGGCTGCACCTTCAGCAATATCCCAGTTACCTTCTAACAATTGCTTGCGTTGATGCTCAGGAAGAGACAACAACATAGTCTCATAGTCACCTGTCTGCATCAAATAGGGGTTATCCGTCAACATAGCAGGGATAAACCTACGCTTAAACAGTGGTTGCCCCTCTTTGCTGTGTCCTTTGGGATACACTAAGGTGGTACTGCTCTCAATATCTGTCGCATCAAACGCTTTACCCGCTGGAGAAGGGTCAATAAACATCTTCTTCACCCAAGCATGGCCCGGACCACCCGGATTTGTAGTAGCTCTCATGAAGATGGGTAGGTCTGATGCTGCTGTACGCAACCTAGAACGCATATAGTTCCACGGAAATGGCGTATGCCACTGCGTCAACTCATCAAAACCAATCCAGCTAAACGCCAATCCCTGATATCTCAATACATCTTCATCTCTATCAAGGTAGGACATCCACAGTCTAGCCCCTGACGGTGCTTCCCATTGCATCTTTCTCTCACTCCACTTGATGCCGGGGTAAATCTTTGGATAAAGCTCTTGACTCTTCCAAATAAGTTCTCGAAGTTCCTCTGTAGTGTGTCGTAACAAAAGCCCAGAAAACTGTGGATGTACCATATACCTCAGTGGATCAGCCAACATAGCGTAGCTTTTACCACCACCAGCAGCACCACCATATAACACCTCCCTCTCTGAGGAAGCTAAGAAGAATGTTTGTGGCCCTACGTTGGGCTTAAACAATACTTCCCTATCATCAGCTATCGCTGGAGGAGTCTCTGGCGAGTTTACTATCGATATATTCGGTGAGCTTGCTATACTGTTCTGACTCGAAGTACCCTGTTTGGTCTTCCCTGCCGAGCCTCTTAGATTTTTCTTCGTACCTTTCCGCTTGCTCAAGGGCTTTTTTGAGCCTTGTGGCAAGGTTGCGGTAAGTAGCGGATTTTCGTCCATGAGTTCTTTCAGTCTTTATTCTCTTTAACAATCCCACATGACTTATTGTTCTACCTGTTGTGGTGGTAAGCCAAGCTGCTACCTGTCTAGAGCTATACTGTTTTAAATGTTTCTTAGCTAGTTCTAACGCTTCAAGCTCTGTAGGTATTGGCTGCAAGAGGTTAGGGTCTTCTTCATCTTGTCTGTAGCCAAATGGTATAGTTTTTCTAATCTTTGGAATAGGGACATATGTTTCCTTTGCTTTGGGCTGGGGTAATATCCAAGCCCCTAAGTCTCTATCACTCACCGCTATCTTTGGCTGGTAAAATCATGATGCCGTTAGGTGCTGTCACCTGAACTTTCTCTGTCTTCACCAAACCAGCCCTGTCTAACAAATCCTTAGCAGCGTTAAGCTTTTCTTTCAAGCCTAGCTCTGTAGGGTCAGAAATGCCACTGACAACAGCCATAGCTGCTCTAGGAGCGTTCATAGCGATGTATAGCTGTGTAGCCTCAATCACTTCTTCCTTAAGAACTTCCATAAGGACTTTGGTGTTGTAGCCTTCGCTATAGCCAGCAAGCTGCCTTGCCTTGTGAGGATTACCCCCAGCCTCAGCAAATAACACCTCAATGAATTTCTTCTGTTGTTCGCTTAGTTCTCTTTTAGCCATGATTAAAATAGTCCTTGTTCATAGTATTCTTCAACAGTGATGGTGGCATCCATAGTTGAACCAGCCTCTGGTGTGACAATGACAGTGTCACCGGGATTAAGAACAAGATAGCTACCATCAAGCTTGAGGTAGGCATTAGCTGCTAAAGTATATCCACCAACAATATGATAGGTTCCACTAGCACTAATATCATTCCATTGAACCTGAACAGTCTTGTTATTACCTGCATGATTGGCAATAAATAACAACACCATCTTAGCTACGAAATTCTCAGGACAAGTGTAGATAGTGTTAGCAGCTCCCGCTGTTAACACCCTGCCTACACTTCTAACCTTTGGTTCTTTGTTCATTTCTTCTTAGGCTTCACTTTAGCTTCAGACAAGGCAATAGCAATGGCTTGCTTGGGGTTTGTAACAACCTTGCCGCCTTTGCCACTGTGTAAGCCTTTGTCTTTAAACTCACCCATCACTTTGCCTACCTTAGCTATTTGTTTAATAGTAGCCATTATTTCTTCTTAGCTTTCATTGGCTTACCCACACCAATCATGATGGCAACAACAGGCTTACCACCCTTACCTTCTTTGCCCTCTTTAGCCATACACTTACCAGCAGCTTTACACTTGGCTGGTGAGGGGCATCCCTCACAAGGTTTAAACGCTTTCTTAGTAGCCATCATTTACCTTTCTTAGCTGGAGCTTTTTTAACAGCACCACCCTTAGCCATCATTGGTGTTTTAGCTGGCATAGCATAACCACCACCCATCATCTTCTTCTTTGCATTAGTGGCTGTACGGCTACCTCGAACAGGCATACCACCATACATCATCTTCTTCTCAGGAGCCTTAGTAGCTTCAAAAGCTTTACGCTCTAGCTCATTAGCCCTGTCCAAGTAGGTGTTACGCACCTCTTGAGGGACAGAAGTGTCCTTAGCCTTCTCACGGTACATCTTAACTTTCTCTGCATCGGTAGCCATAGTTTCTCCTTTTAGTTACCACTTAACCTTGTCTGCCCAATATGCAGCAGACATCTTACCCTTGTTAATGTTCTCAGCATGACGAGCTTTGAAGCTCTTCTGCCTAGCCTTGTCCTTAGGGGTGTCTGGACTAGAGCCAGCACCACTAACACCTTGTTGTCCAAACCTAATGAGCTTCACTGTGTCACCATCTTTAGCTAACACAGCATGACTCTTCGTAGGATGTTTTGGTGTAGCCTTAGGTTTGTTATACCCGCTAAACTCTTCACTACCTTTTTTAATCATCTGAACCCCTTCACCTTCTTAGCAATTTCTTTAGGCTGTTTAACAAACTGCTTACCAGCCTTTGTACCTTCACGCTTAGCTTTGGTGGTGGCTGCATACTCAGCAGAGCTTAAAGACTTAATGGCAGCTTCAGGCAGATAACGCTCTCCTGTTTTAGCAGAAGGCTTACCAGACTTTGTTGTCCACTTCTGGTCTGTCCAATCCTTTAAAGACTTCTGAGAAGGCTTCATTTGTAACCACCACCAGCAGCTTTGTATTTCTTAGCAACAAGCTGTGCTTTCCTAGCAGACCATTCACCAGCATCCCCACCCTTAGTGCCAGCTTTAACACTGGCTACCAACGCCTTACGCATTGTAGGCTTGGTGTAGTTACCTGCAGCATTAACTGTGCTTTTCTTTGTAGCCATGTTCTTTTTTCCTTGGTTGGTGTCTGTGTTCTTTCCATCCCTCAGCTCTCATAGCATCTTCAACTCTGTCTAAAGGAAATACATATCCTGTGTTTTTCTCCAGTGCTGCTCTAACATAATAGACATCACTGTGGAATAGGTGCATCTTATCTACATAACCTCTGTGTAACGCTAGTGAAGCTTGTGTAGCCACACTGTAGGGGTATGTGTTTGTTAAACCTCTGTCATCTAGCTGTTGTCGGGTGTAATAGTTCATAATGCTTCATGCTAACACACATAGCCTAGCTAAGGTGGTATGGTAGCATTTATTGCTACTCATAACAACCTATCCCAATGTATGTCTATAGCGTTGACGGTAGAAGTCCTGTGAAGAAACTACTACCATTACCTGTAGGGAACGGTACATATCACATTAT